CAATTTTTTTTGTTTATAATTCGTATGATATCTATATTATTTATTCTATTATTAGGATTGAATTCTAACATATGTTTTATTAAATAAATAATTGTTTTATTATGTTTATAATTATCTATTATATAATGTAAATTATTAATATGTTTAAATGTATTTCTGCGATACAAATTATTAAGTGTATTTATTGGAGATAAATTAGTATAGGGATATTTTTTAGTTAACAATATAAAAAATAATATTCCTAAACTCCAAATATCTGATTTTCGAGAATATATATTTAGATCATAACTTTCTGGTGCAATATATGGTAATGTTCCAAATATTTTTTTTGACATATATTCATTGGTAGGATTACAAATTTTAGCGGTATCAATATCAATAATTTTAATATCCTTATTAGAATTTATTATAATATTATCTAGTTTTAAATCGCAATGTATAATATTTAAATTATGCAAATGAATAATTCCTTTCGTAATTTGTAATAATATATTAACATAATCACTATCTTTTAATTTTTTTTTATTTTTAAAAGTGAATTTATGTAAATCCACACCATCAAAATATTTATAAATATAATAAGAAGTATATTTTAAATGTATATTATAATGTGCATTAATAACATTAATGTGTTTATTTTTTTTAATAAGATTAAAAATTTTATTTATATTTGGATTAGAATTAGTTTTAAAAAATTTAATGATATATTTATTATTATTTAATTTTGATTTGACTAAATACACAGATTTATATTTTGTTTCTCGAAATGTTTTTAACAGAATATATTTATTTATTATTGAATCATTAATTGGAATATTTATTATTTTATTTTTATAATTATATTTTATTTTATTTATTAATTTATTATTTATCATTATTATAAAAATTGAAAATTAAATATTGTATGATATATAAAATAATAAATAATAAAATAAAATGAAAAAAAGATGTAAATATCCGGTATATGTGAATAAAAAAAAAAGATTATGTAAAAGAATTATAAAAAATGGTTATTATTGTAAACAACATGATAAAATATATTTAAAAAGTTATGGAAAATGTTTTTTTTGTAAAAATGAATGTAATATATTTTCACAAGCATGTGGAAAATGTTCTCGTACTTTATTTTAGTAAAGCAATGTGCATATTATTTAAAAAATCATCAATATTACATATAATTAATATATTATTAAATTTATCTGTTTTGATTTTTTTCCAAGTAGTTTTATTTTTAAGGATATTATTCCAATCGTAATTGGGTACATATTGTTTAATTTTTTTAATATTTAATTTTTTAAGATTTTCAATAGAATTTCTTAATAATAAAAAATAAGCTTTTGGATATTTATAATCACAAATAACTTCTCCCATAATTGCTTCTAATAAATTGTCATGACTAAAAAATTTTATTGAATAATTTGTTATATCACATGAAAAAGTTTTACTATTCATTATAATTATTGTAAGGTGTAAATAATAATTTAATAAATGATAAAAAATCAATTTTATCATGGTTTATTTTTTATAATTTATATATAACAATAATAATAATGGAACATAATTTATGGATACATTGGGCTATGACTGGAAATGAAATATTAAATAAAACGAAATATTTTATAGATAAGTCAATAAAAAATAATAAAAAGTTGTTAGTAATAAATATTAAAAATAATAAAAATATAAAAGAGTTTATGGCTCAATTAGCTGATGATATTACAGAATATACTACTATTCATTCAATGTGTAGATTTTTACAATATGTTAGTCCAGATTTAGACATAAGAAAAAATTGTTATATTTCTGATTTACTTTTAACAAAATATATTAATGAATTAAATCTAAGAGAAGATATATATTGTAAAATAAAAGCATTTTATAAAAAATATAACAATGTATTAAAATCTGCTGATAATTTATTTATTGATACAATAATTAAAGGTTATGAAAGAAATGGGATTAATTTATCTAAAAAAAATAAAGAAAAGTTATTAAAAGTAAAACAAGAAATATCAAAAATAGAAAAAGCAATAGGTAAATTTATAAATAATAATAAAGATGTAATAGTAAAATTAACTAAAGATCAAACTGATGGATTAAATTATATTAAAAATGGGAAAATTATATTAAATAAATGTAATTATTTAAATTGTATGCGATATATAAATGATGAGAGTGTTCGTAAACAATTAGAATTAGATTATAGTGCAAAGTATTCATATATAATTAATGATATAAGTAGATTAATAGTATTACGTGACAAACATGCAAAATTATTATCATATAATAATCATAGTGATTATAAAGCATCTATGAATATGGCAAAAAATTCATCAGATATTAAAGATTTTTTAACGGAATTACTTTATAAATTAGATAATAGATATTTTAGAGAAATAGAAACATTACTTAAATTAAAAAAATATGATAATAATGTAATTAATAAAAATAAAATAAATAGTTGGGATCTACAATATTATATAAATAAATGGAAAAAAGAATATGGTTTAAATGAACAATATGTTTGTGAATATTTTCCAGTTAGTCATGTTATTAAAAGTACTTTTGAAATATATGAACAATTATTTTCAATAAAATTCATTAAAATTAGTAATAGGTCATTATGGCATAATGATGTGCTCCTTTATAAAGTTATAGAAAATGATAATAATTTAGGATATTTTTATTTAGATTTATATTCAAGAGATAATAAATATTCACAAACAAGATGTTTTACATTACAACCAGCATGTATGTTTCCAATAAAATCGAATGAATATAAATTATCAATTATAGCATTAGTAACTTCTTTTAATATTAAAAATAATAAGGATGGAATAATTTTATTAAATCATAATGATACCATATCATTTTTCCATGAATTTGGTCATATATTACATAATTTATTTGGAAAAACTAAATATTGTATATTTAGTGGAACAAATGTAGAGACTGATTTTGTTGAAACTCCTGCATTAGTATTAGATTATTTGTGTTGGGATAAAACAATATTGAAAAAACTATCATGTCATTATAAAACAAAAAAATCGTTAGCAGATAATATAATAGATAAAATGATAAAAATTCGTGATATTGATATAGGGATACATTATAAAAAACATATATTAATATCGATTTATGATCAATTAATACATTCGTCCGATAATTTTGTAAAATTATGTAGTGAACATCTTAAAGGAACAAATAATAGAGAAAGAAATTTGATGATAACATTCAAAAGTCTATATAAACAATTACATGAAAATATTTTATGTGTAGTGACTAATAAAATTCCAAATTATAATATTGGGTATAATGATGGTATTCTTTTTCCTGGATTATGGATTAATTATATTTGTGGAGGAGATGCTCAATATTATGGGTATATTTGGAGTAAGATATATGCAGCAGATTTATTTAATGAAATAGGTGATGATAGAAAATTATTTAGGGATACATTAATTAATGGAATTTTTAAATATGGTGGTACTAGTAGAGCAATGGATATGTTAGTAAATATTTTAAATAGAAAACCAAATGTTGATGGATTTTTTAAGATGCATAAATTAGAATTAACTGATGAATTTAGTTTTTTCTTTAGTAGTGAATATTTTAATAATAATAATAATAATAATGTATATTTAACTGAAGATGATGATCAAACTAATTATGATGATTTATATGTGAATAGATTTAGTGAAATAGATTTAGATAATATATCAGAAAAAATGGATAAATAAAAAAAAATAAAATATAATTATAATAATACAGAAACAATGTCAAATATATTTATTAAAAATTAATTTTCTAATATATCTGTTATTAAATTAGCTGCCATGTTTTTATCTTTATTACATGACATATAATATTGATATGCTTCAACAAAAGATACACCTAATGACTGTAGAGTGTTGACATCTTCTTTTTCTTCATCAGTTAATTGGTTAATATTAATTACTTCAGTATTCATTTGTAAAATATTTGTAAAATTTTGAAGTATTTCTGGAATTACATTATTATTATTAGTCACACCTTGAAAATTAGAAAATATATTTACTATATCTTCAAATACATTAGGCAAATTATTTTGTAAATCTATTGAATCAGTATGTTCATCAATATCATCTTCATTATTTTTTTTTTCCTCGATTATTTTTTTTTGTATAAGTGCAATTATACAATTTTCATTTTGAATTTTATATTCTGAAATTTTTTTATTATTTTCAAGTATATTTCCATAAAAAATTAGTTTAATATCATCAGGTGAATATTTCTTTTTTTTATAAATTTCTTTTTTTAATTCGTATATATTAAGCATATCATCTATATCTATAAAAAATTGATCCTGATTCATCATTTTAATTAATATTTTTATTATCATGTATAATTTTATTTTATATAATAAAATAAAATCTTAATAAATAATTAATCAATTTTTTTTATTTGATTGAGCCATTTAATAAAAATATTTTTAGAATTATCATAAAATAAATAATTGTTTTGGTAATTTATATCTGTTATCATATCTAATGGTACATAATGATGATCAGTTATATTTCCAAGATAAATTGTTTTCATATTATCTATCATATTACTACAATTTTCGTAAGCATTTAAAATTGTTTCATATTCAGTATCATGCCATATTATTTTTATTTTAACTTTATACAAAAAAGATACAAATAATAAAATAAAATTTGGTTCTAAATTATTCCAACTATTATTATTAGATAGATCTTTACACATTATATTATAAGTATATTTACACAATTTATTATTACAAATAACATTATCAATAGAATTAATTGGGGTAAATATTTCTTTAAGAGATTCATTTGGTCTTCCTGGGAATAATCCTTTTTTATCTTGAAACGTATATAACAACCTAGATAATTTTGTTCTAAGTGTTTGTGTATCATAACCAATATTATGATAATTCAATGATTCGAATAAACAATTTCCATTTGTATTTGTTAATTTAGGTATATATAGATTTTTCTTTTCACATAATATATGTAATTTTTTTATATTGTTATTCATAATTTGTTCTATTTTATAACTATGTAGTATATATAATTCTTTTTTATTTAAATTTCTTCCTAAATATTCTTCCAATTTATAATGATTAATAGGAATTTCCATTATTATTATTATTACAATGATAATTTCTTAAATAATTTACTAATTCCCATACTACTTTACAATCAATTTCATTATATAATATAATATTTTTAAATAGTTCTATATATTCAATATATTCATTATCTTGTTTATTACTATCAAGATAACGATAAAAATTAGTAGCTTCAATCATTGCATTTAATCCATTTGATATATCACAATCTTCCCAACTAGTTTGTATATAACCATAATTATACATTAATTGTGCAATTTCTTTAAGATTAAATTTTTTTGCACCACAAATAAGGATAGGTTCATCTTGAAATACTTTACAGAAATCTAACCAATTTATTTTTTTAATCCATTTATCCCATATATTTCCATGACGTTTATTTGCATTATTTAACATTGTTTTTTCTGCATGAGCCCAATGAATAATAGTACAAATATTATTATTAATTTTATTATCAATAAAATCCATAAATTGTTGGATTATATTTTTTTCTTCATTGATATTATATTTTTCCATTACAAATGATCTATATACCCAATGACCATTTTCTTCATAACCAACACCAATTAAGAAAATAACAGCAGAAATACTTTTAGAATCGAATAAATTTATATTTCTATTATAAAAACATTCATTTATAGTTTCAAAATCTACATAGAATTCTGTATTACTTTTAGTTTGCCAATTAGCAAGATTATTTTTTATGATCTTAGGAATAATTTTCCCATGTATATTATCTCTGTTTATATTAATAATATTATTAATTATTGGTTTCATTTTTTTGCCATTGATACCTAATTTTTCTGCAGAACATTTTGGATCATTCCAACTATATATATTATTATTATGACCAATTATTCGATGTTTAATACCAACCATCCATATTTGTGTTAATTCGTTAATTTCATTTGCTATATTTTTTTTAATGTGATGATATGGGGTATCAAATTTATTATTCATATTTGGATATAATTCTGGTATTGATGGAGGAATACATTTCCATTTATAACCATTGTATCTAACATTACGTATCCATTGAATTGCTTTGAATGTTGAATTAATATAATAATTATCAAAAGTAGAAAAATCAATATGTCCTAATCGATCAAAACAACTATAACCTGCATATTTTTTTTTATTTTTAGTATATTTCCATGCTTTTGCTAAAATAAATGCTTTATTTGGAGTATATCCTTGTAATAATCCTAATGCTGCATTGTATAATGTAAGTTGTCCTTTATATGCTGGCATACGATCATTATTTCTAATAAGATAACCATCTGAACATAATAACATAGTTGTCCATTTAATATCAATAACTAAATAATGATAATTACCATTAAGATTAGGAGCTTTAATAAATTTTTCAGTAGATTTTATAGGATCAATAGTTACTATTTTATTTATCCAATCACTTCTAATTAATATATCGGCTACACCAAAAGTTTTATTTAAATTATTGTATAATAATGCTTGTTCAATTATAGGAATACCTTGTTTCATATAATTTAATGTAATATTTACATTATTAATATTAATTTCTGAATAATTATGAATTACTTTGACGACATTATTAGGGAATTTATTTCTTAAATATTTAATTACTTCATCTTCAAACTTATGTCCCATTTTAAATAAAATAGATAATTGATTTTTTTCATGATTAATATTATTATAATTTTTTTTATTGATTAATTTTTTTTTGTTAAATCCTAATTTAAAGTAATAAAGATGTAACCAATCTAAAATAGTATCTTTCAATAAGTAATTTTTTATATTATTAGCTGAAACTAATGTTTCTCTAATATTTGATGGATGTTTATTAGGATTAATATATTGATTTAATGTATCCCAATGTATATATTCAAATGTAGAAATATTATTTTTATCAATATTATTAATTGTTATATTATTCTTAATATTAATTTTATCTTTTTTGTTTATTATTTTTTTGGGAGTGTTTTTAGTAAATGAATTATAATTTATTTTTATTAATGGTCTAAAATTATAACGATTAGTTGCTCTTTTAATTACTTTATTAATTTTAGTCATAATATGTATTTTCTTAATAAAAGAATGCTACATTATTAATACATATATTTGTTAATAAATAAAAATCAATTTTATTTATTAAATATAATAAAATTATCAAAAATTATCAAAATAATATTTTTTAGATAGTGTAAATGGATTATCATTTGAATATTTATATGGTAAACATTTATTATCATAATTACTTTTTGGAGTAAAATAAAATGATTGTTGTATTGGTCTTAATGGATTTATTAATTCAACATTTGGTGGTGCTATACTTATATTATTAGCTTTATTATTTAATAAATAATTCCTACGATAAGTACCATAATCATCATCAACTATTAATCTAGAATAAATTATTGTAATTTTATTTTTATCAATATTTTTTAATGGATTAACTTTTATATAACGAGGGCAATCACCTTTATATGAAGATGTATTGGTATAATTATTTTCAGTTAAACCATACAAATATCTTTTGGCAGTATATGCACAATGACGATTTAATCCTTCAGGACTTACTGTATCAGTATATATATTACAATGATAAGGATATATAGTTTGATCTTCTCTTTTAAAAAAATCTCCTTTATATAAATCTGCTAAATCATAATTTCCTTGTAATTCTGGTTTAAATATTGCTTTTATTAAATGACTTTTTATTCCGAACTTACTAATTAATCTAAAATTTTTTATTGAATTTATTGGTTTGTAGATTACAATTCTACTATAGGGATTAATTCTCCAAGTACCTACTTTATGATTATTAATCCATATATGTACATCAACTCTAATATTATTATCATTACCTAATCTTATTTCATATTCGGATAGATTTGGTAGTGTATAATAATTACTATCTTTATATATTATTTTTTCAACAGTTTCTCTTTGTTCGATTGTACCATTTTTTGTTAATAACTCAAATGAAAATCCATTTAAATATATTGCATCCATCTATAAATAAAGATAATAAAAATGTATTAAATTTATTAATTTGAATTAGATTTATTAGAAATATATACTGGGATTTCAGTATCGATTTGATTTTCTTTTTTGGGTACTATATTTGTTAATTTATTTGTTGATTTAATGTTAATCATATTTTGTTTATAATGTGGATTTTTAATTAATTTTCTTTTTTTATTATTAGTTTTTAATCCAATAAAAGTTAAAATTAGGTCTACTAATATTAAAAAGTAAATATATTTTCTATAATTATTTATAAATTTATATTCATTAATATATTTTGAATATAAATAAGAATGTATAATTATATAAATAATACTACCAGTTATAAATATTCTTATATTTCTATTTTTTTTTGATATCTTTTTCCATAATGAAGATTTATGTAATGCGTAAAAAAACATTATTATTAGTTAGATAGAAATATTAATTATAAAATAAACTTATTATTTAGTTTATGCAAGATAATTTGCTATTATATTGTATTCTTTATCTTCTTTTTTTTCTTTTTCTTTGATACATAAATAATATTTTAAAAATTTCTTTATATTGTTTATGAGTGAGGAAATATTAAAACATT